GGTTTCTCTTTCGCTTCTTGTTTGTTCTCCCTTTTTTATTAAGTTTTCCACTGTTCTTATTGCTGCTTCTGTTTTTGTATCTGCCATTGTTTTTGATGAATTTTTATTGTCTTGGAGTTTAGCTTGTTTCTTTTTTCTTGTCAAATAGAGAAACCGAAGGGGGGGTGACAGGTGGCATTTTGGGACGGTCGCGTTATTTCATCGAGAACGGCCCGAAATGGCACCTGCACCCCCCCTGGCAAAACTTGATGATTTTGCATTTGACAAGTTTTGTTTTTTTGTATACAATCCGGCACATGCCCGAAAAGAAAAGAAAAGGAAGCGAAAAGAAAAGATCGATCTTTTCGTTCTTTCTTTTCGATCTATTCGAAACGTACGAACGTACGAGTCGAATCGATCTTTTCGTACGTACTAATCTATTCGAAATCTCTAATGAAAAAAAACAAACAAGTCGAAACGATCGAACAATCCGTAACGAAAGAAACACCTAAGCTAGAATTTTCTCCTTACTGTCAAAGTAACTGTAAAATTTGTAATTCAGACCATGCAGAGGAAATTCAAGATCTTATTAAGAAAGGTCACAAATATTTAGAAATTTGTGCGATGATGAAGAAAGATTATGGCTTCGATATTTCTGGTGCTTCTGTTTCTCGTCATCAGTCAAATTTCACGAAAGCTTTTAAAGAAATGGTTGAGTCTGTTTCTTACGAAAAGTTTGACGCAGAAATTGAAACTGCCTCTAAGCATTTAAAGGACGCTCTTTTTATTCGTGACGCTATGCTTCGAAAACTTTTTATTCATATCGAGAACGGAACTTTGCCATTTACCTTTTCCGACTTTTTCAAAATTCACGATTTAATTAATGATCTTCGTCCTGGTCGCCTTCCTGGTTCCGATGATATTATGGCTGTCTTTAAACGTTCCCGTACCTTTAACGTTGACCAACCCTCAATGTTTACCAACACGCCAACGAGCCAGTCGCCTGACGGGGAAAGCACCCCTTCCGAGGCGGAGTGCAAAAATGTTTAATCACGAGCCGGACGCTAACCACTCGTTGGAGCGGAGTGTCGCACAACACCAATTTTGCGACGGTTGCCGGTGGCTTTTGCAAAGAATTTGCGAGAGAGGCAAATGTTGCAAAATTTCTGTTGTGCGATGCGTAGCGTACTATAATTTCTTTTTCCCTTTCCTATCTTATCAGTCTTTAATCCGTTTGCTCAACCGTGGTGGGAACAAAAACGGAAACCAGAGGAAGCACCTTTTCTTTTGCAAATTTATTTGCATGAGAGGGTGCGACTGGTTTTTGTTTTTGTGGATGTTCCTATTCTTAGTTAGCAAAATTTTTGGCAAACCACTTTGCGCAGACTTGTTTTTTTTTGTGGCGTAACTTTTTAAATAGAATTAAGAGTTTCGCAAAAGAAAAACAAAAGCAAGCAAATGGTTTGACGAAAAGTTTTGTGGAGTTTAAATATGCAGAATCAAATTGAAATCTGTGAGCTTGTTAATAGAGGAATCCAATTGATTGTTGAAAAGCAAGATTGGAGTTTTTTTGACGAGTTTGTTTTGTGTTCTAAATCTCACCCCGGACAACTAGAGTTTTTGGAGAAATCTATTTTTAAAGAAAACGCTTTACATCCTGGGAATGGTTTTGGGAAAACTGCTGTGATTGCTAGAAAGCATTTGTATTTTATTCTCAAGCATTTGAACGATGGGAAGAAATACAAAACTCTTAACGCTGCTATTACTCAAGAGCAGTCTGAATTAGTGCAAGATGAGATTATCCAGCTTGTGGAGAATTCCCCTGTTCTGAATACCTGGTTGATTGAATCTGTTGTTAAGTTTCCACAACCGAAGGTCAAGTATATCAATGGAGCGATGACAGAATTTAAGACAACGAAGAAGAAGGGTGAATCTATTGAGGGTAAGGAGTATGGTTATATCTCTGTTGATGAGATTGCGCTTGAGCCTCATCTTGAGTTTCTCCGTGATAAGATCCTCTTGCCTAGGTTGAGGAGATGGACGGATAGCCAAGCTGATTATTCTGCAACTCCTAAAGGTCATACTGCTTGGTATAGGATAGTCAATACTATTAAGCGAAGTGGTGGTTATGTGCGTGGTGGTAGTAGTTATGAGAATCCGCATATCGACCACGCCTTGCTTGACTACCAGACAAGGACATGGAGTGATGAGAAGGTGAGGCAGGTGATACATGGTGAGTTCATTGATACTAGTGCCATGATGTTTGCCTCTCGTGTGTCTGTCTTGTTTGATGAGAGCCTTGTGTTGGATGGGCGTGTGCATGGTGGTGACGTGGGTGGTGGTGGTGATGTGGTTGGTGGTGGTGTTGTGGTGGATGGTGGGATCGATTGTGTTGGGTGTTGTGTAACAAATGCTGGGGGGGTTTTTGTTGAAGGGTGGGACTTGGCCCGAGGCAGAAAAAAATCCGCTGACTTAACGGTTGGCATTAGAATTAAAAAAGGGAATCCTTTTGTTATAAAAAAATATTGGGCTTTCCAACTTCCTTGGACTGAAAAAGAAAGGGACAATATTAATAACGAATACAATAGTGAGATTGAGAAAAGTAGTATTGAGAGAGAAATTAGAAATGCGCAAAAAGAAAGCAATTCGGATTGCTATATTGATTCTACTGGAATTGGAGATACTCTTTATGGTATGTTGCAAGATGTGGTTAATCCTGTTGATTTTCGTGGCGGAAATAAAGACCGTCTTTTGGATCATTGCCAATCTGTTATTGATGCCGGACTTTTAAAATCTCCTTTTATTCCTGAGTTGGCCGATCAAATGACTATGTATCAGAGAGTTGATACTTTATTGGAAACTGACTACTTGATGGCCTTGGTGGTTGCATGTTCTGCCATTCCTATTGTAAAACCAAGAAAAATCCGGACTAATTCCGTTGAACTTTCAAGACGATTTTAAACGACGTTCAAAATTGAGTTTTAAGCGATTTAAAGGGCAGTTAGTCAATTGACTCACTGCCCTTTATTTTGTTATTTTTCTGCTTTTGGGCAGTCACGGACTTGCTTTGTTCTGTCTACTTGGTAGGCAGTTGTTTTGTCCATGTTTCGAGCAATACAAAACGGATAGTCGTCTTCATTGTGTTTACAACTATAACAACGAAATGGTGTCATTTTCCTCACCCCTCTTGAAATTTTAAACATCGTTTAATCCCATTTGCTTTGTCCACTTTCATCGCCTGTGCTTTGTACATTTTTCTTACTTTGCAAAATCCTGTTTCTTTCGATTCTCGGCGGTTCCCGAAAATGCAAGTTTCGCAAAATAAAATTTCTTCATCCATGTTATTTCCTCCTTTCGATTATTAATGCATAATGCGAGACTCTCCCAGTTTCCATGCTAGCAGTTTTGCAGTTGTTTTGCCTCATGTGTTTAAATAGGCTTTGTCTTGATTTTTTTGCGTTGTTGTTTTCTTTGTCTTGCCATCCGCATTCGCAAAATGTCAAATTATGTACTGTCGCATTAAATGTTGATATTATTTTTTTCATTGTTTTATTTTTTAAATATTTTTTCCGGCATTTTCCGAAATGTGTTTATGTTTGAACTTGTTAATTGAAAACTTTGCATTTCTTCCCCGTTTTCTTTTATGTAAATCCCTTGCCTTCGATTGCAATCTTCGCATTCATATTCTCCGTAATTTATAAACCAGCGAAGCATAAATTCCGTTGGTTTTCCATTAAATGATCTTTTGCAATAAAAGCATTTTCCTTTGTATGATTTTTTTAATTCATACCTTTTATTTCCCATGTTTCCTTTGTAATTAAAAAGTGTTTCTTTCCAACTTTTCTTTTGTCTTTTGTTTGGTTGGTGTCTTTTTGCGAATTTCTTTTTTTTATAAAATTCATCCCACTCCTTTTTTCTTTCTTCTTTTAATTTTGCCATTTTTTCCGTGTACTCTGCAATTTTTCCTTTTTCCATTGTATTAAATTTATTTATTAAAAAATTCCCAAATCATTTTTAATCTCCAACTAATTGTCGTTGATTCTGTAAATGGACATTCAAACCCTTTTCTTTTTTCGCTCCTGTACAATGCGCATTCGCTTGTGCATGGAACTTTTTCTTTTAATCCGCCCCGAAAAGGACAAATTTTCATTGATTTTGGTTGATTCTTTTTCCTATCCTCAATCATTTTTTTGAGTCCTGTTTTGTTTATTTTTTGCATTTTATTTTTTTTTGCCATTTGTTTAAAAATCGGAGAATCAGATCAGAACGGCAAAGTCGCTGGCTCTGATTCCCCTATTTTTAGACACGAATTAAAATTTTACTTTTTCCCATTTGCCGTTTATTTTTTGTTCTACTTTTTTTGTGAAATTTATTAACATAGATATCATTTCTCCATCTGTGTCTTGAAAAACTACACTATTATCTTCTAAATCTATTCCGGTGACTTGTGTTTGTATCGCTCCAAGATTTCTAAATTCCTCTTCTTCATAATCTTTATGAAGAGTAACTCTAAATTCTAATTTTATCATTCTTCCTCACCCCCCTCCTCTTCTTCCCCATTCAAAAAATCTCCGGTCAATACTTTGTTTAAATAATCGGCACACTTGAAAGCGTCATCCTGTGCTTTTACCCCTTCTTTTTCTCCCATTCTATCAAAGTATTTTAAAACATTACCCATTAAATCAATTTGGTAAAATGGTATACTTTCAAATAATTGATCAAAAACCATTTTCTTTTTATCAATGGTTTCTATTTTCCCGGTGTTGTAATATGTTGGTTTTTTCATGGTGTCCAGAAATTAGGTTGTTTAATTGGTCTACAATGTTTATTCAAAAATGCAGTTTTCTTTCTTTCAAAATTTACATAGTCCGATCTTGGCGGTGGCAATATAACTTTGCATCCTCTTGGGCAATCTCTACAAACCCATTCCACTGGTGGATCTTTTAGAAATCTTTTTTTAAAATTTGTCATTTCTTGATTATTATTTTTGTATTTAAGATTTTTACTATTGCAGTTAAATCTTTTACTAATGTTTCAAGGTCTTCTTTTGTAATTTCTTCTATAGTAGCATATTCATTTTCTTCATAGTCTAGAATAGAAAAAGCCGATCCATGTTTTGTTTCTTTATCACCGCCCCAGCGTTGTGGTTTCATTTCCAATTCCCAAGGTTCTCCATCTGTCCATAAAGCAAAAGTTGCATTTATGAATTTTTCATTCAAAAAATCTTCAATTGTTATTTCTTTTTCTTCTTTTGTCATTTTTCTTTTTTTACTTTTTATCCCACCTGCATATCAAACAATTCTTTATTTCTTAAATTAACTGCTGCTTTGTTCAACTTTCCAAAGGTGAACTGTTCCGGCCAATCTATTTTGCACTGTTTTACAAAGCCATCGATATTATATCCTTCAAAAAATGTTATTACTCTTTCATTTCTTGTTGGGTGTATTGTTACTATCATCGAATAAGGAATCCCGTTTTTTTCAAATTCATCTTTTGTCATCTTTTTTTTCTCCTTTCCCCAAATTTCCTGGCTCTATAAAGCATTCTTTTTTGAAACCTTCCCCACCAAGAAAGTTCCTTTTTTGGCACATTATAACTTCCAAACATTTCTCCAAAAACTTTCATTTTGTTTTTCTTTTTAATATTATTTTTGTAGATGTTCCTTTTTCTTCTGGTTTTCTTTTTTCTTTTTTTTAAGTTGTTCATATTTTTTAAGGATTTAATATTTCTGTTACTTTAAACCATTTTCTACAATTTATGCATTGTGTTTCTATGTTACAATTTTCTTGCTCTGCTGGATTGTCATATTCATCTTCCAAATACAAATCATTAAAATCACTATCTATTTCTTCATCTATACTTGTTTCTCCACAATGAGGGCAATCTGCCCAAATTGAATAAGTTAAGCTTTGTTGTGCAATTGTAGTTTTCATATTTTTATTTGTTTTTTGTATCCCCCGACAATTTGCCGGGGGAAAGATTGTTTATTAGAAAAGTTTTTGCTGATGGCCCATTTCTTTTTTTGCTTGCCGAACGAGGAATGTTGAAAGTTGAATGCCAGTGCGGAACTTTTCGTGAACCTGCAAAGCATTGTATTTTTTTTTGATTATCTTTGCAATAATCTTTTTGATTTCGCCCCGGTCAAAATCTTTTTTAAGTGGGGACTTTTTCATTTTCCAGTTTATCATTTTTTTTATTTTTATTGTTTTATTTTATCTAAAATTTTCTCCACCATTTGAAAACAAAAAAACCGAACTTTTCAGAACGGCTTTTTCGAAAATAAATAAAAATATAAAAAAAATATTTTATCAAAATTGTTCTTTGCCGTTCTGCACACAATTGTACCACAATCAAAAAATTTGTCAAGTCTTTTTTTGTTTTCTTTTTTCTAAAAAAAGGAATATCAGTTTGGAAAAACTTAGGCGGGATTTTTTCCTAAAAATCTTTTCAAAAGTTCGCCATAATTTTCATTCATCGCCACACCCGCCCCTTTTATCAGTTAACTTATGACGAACCTTTTTCAATCTGTTATTTTCCGTTTGTTGTTTCTTTAACATTCAAGTTTTAAAGCTCTTGCCTCTAATACATGTAATTCATTTTGTTTCTTTTCGATCTCTTTTTGTAAACTTTGGCAAACATCTTTTGAGTCAAGGTAAACAATTCTATAAATAGCTCTTTCTAAATCCCATTTTCCATCTCTACCGAAAGCATTTAAAAGCTGTTTTCTTTTTCCATCCCAAGGGTCTGCAATAATTAAATCATTCTTATAAACTCCTTCCGCGACTACAAAGTGCATGTCTGCCGGCAATGTCCATGAATTAAAATCTACTTGTAGAATTGGCAATTTTTCTCTATTTATATTTTGTTTCAATTCTTTCATTTCTCCTTTTGTCACTCTTCTTTCTCTGGCGTTTATCACTGACTCATCCATATCATAAAGTTTTCCAACCTTTCCCCAAATATATTCTGCATCTTGATTAAGCCCAAAATTCATTTTTAAAAGTTCATTTAAAATTCCTGGGTCTATTTGCCAACCTCTTGAGTTTAAAACCATTGCAAAAGATGTGATTAGACAACCATAATCTTTCATCAGCCATCTAGTATCTCCTATTCTGTCATTCCCCCACTGTTTATCTCTTTGGGAGAAAATTTGTTTTACTTTCATTTAGTTTTTTGTTGCTACACCCCCGCCATAGCGATTTGTTGTTTTTTTTGTGATGGTTGCGTAGAAAGCTGTTAAAAGAATTAATAATAACATTTCCCAATTTCTTGGTAGTTCAAAGTTACCAATATTTTGGATTAAAAGCAAGGTTGTTATCCCTGCAAAGGTGTCAAACATTATCCAAATTGCTCTTTTTGAATCTTTGTTATTCATTTTTTAATGATTTGTCTAATAATTAAATATGTTGCCCCGAAGAGTGTAATTATTTTGGCCAAACCTTTTAATCCTCTTATTATTACCCTGATATCTTTGAAAGTGTTGTGCATTTCCTTAATTCCTTTCATTTTTTTGAGAATCTTTTCTTGGGTTTCTTGAATTTCAACAATCTCTTTACATGGATTATTCGCTTTTTCTTTGCACATTATAGATATTTAGAAGTGATTTTAATCTTTGTTGTTCTTGCTGTTCCCATGAATTTCAATGTTGTTCCATTAGTTCCAGTTCTTGCATTTAGATAATGAGTAGTTTTTACCGCAACCTCTATTGTTCCGACTATATGTGTACCCGGTCTATAACTCCAAGTTCCTGATGGCCCGCCAAATTGAGAATAATTTGTAAAATCTGCGTTACTTTCTGTTGCTGCTCCCGTTGAAAGTGTTGTTGTGATTCTTGCAAAAGTTTGACTTGCCGTTGTGTCTACTCTTGGCGTCACCATGTAGATAACCTCCCAAAGCCCAATTGGAATATCGATTGAAATTGATCCTAAGTTGTACCAAGTTAAAGAGGTTGGGCTTGCTTGTGTGACTTCATTTGCGTCAGTTACTTCAATACTCCATTTATCAGGGCTTAAAGGAAATCCCGTTGGTGCTTTCATTAAAGAGAATCTTGGATTTGTGATGGTTGCATCTGCCAAAACGTAGTCTGTCCCTCCGTATAGTGTTAAAGTTGTATCTGGCGAGCTGTAATCTACTGCTACAATAATAAAATATTTTATTGTGGTTTGAGTCAATTTAATTCTCATTCCTGGGCTGTATATTGCTGTTTTGTCTCCTGTCATTGTTGCGGTAAAAATTGGATCATCTGCGTCATCATCAAAAGTCCATTCTTCCGCTGCAAGATTCCATCCATCCGTCGGATAATCTTCTCCATCGTCACCATCATCACCTTTTGCACCAGCGTCACCATCATCACCTTTTGCACCAGCGTCTCCAGTGTCTCCTTTTGCACCAGCGTCACCATCATCACCTTTTGCACCAGCGTCTCCAGTGTCACCTTTTGCACCAGCGTCTCCAGTGTCACCTTTTGCACCAGCGTCTCCAGTGTCACCTTTTGCACCAGCGTCTCCAGTGTCTCCCTTCGCTCCAGTGTCTCCAGTTACCCCTTGGATTCCTTGTATTCCTTGATCACCTTGCGCTCCAGTGTCACCAGTTGCTCCAGTCTCTCCAATTGAAGCTACTAAATCCCAATAACTCTCCCAACTTCCACCAGCCCCCGGCTCTGTACTTGCTCCACTAGTATTATTTTGAATACAAATATAAGTTGAACCATCATTTTCTACTCCGTCATCAACCACATATCCAGTTGCTGTAACCCAAGCTCCTTGCCAATCCCAAATAGTTCCAGTGTCTCCAGTGTCTCCCTTTGCTCCAGTGTCTCCCTTCGCTCCAGTGTCTCCAGTCACCCCTTGGATTCCTTGGGTTCCCTGATCACCTTGCGCTCCAGTGTCTCCAGTCGCCCCAGCGTCTCCTTGATCACCTTGTATTCCTTGGATTCCTTGGATTCCCTGATCACCTTGCGCTCCAGTGTCTCCAGTCGCTCCAGTGTCTCCAGTTACCCCTTGTATTCCTTGGATTCCTTGTATTCCTTGATCACCTTGCGCTCCAGTGTCACCAGTTGCTCCAGTCTCTCCAATTGAAGCTACTAAATCCCAATAACTCTCCCAACTTCCACCAATCCCCGGCTCTGTAGTGGCTCCACTAGTATTATTTTGAATGCAAATATAAGTTGAACCATCATTTTCTACTCCGTCATCAACCACATATCCAGTTGCTGTAACCCAAGCTCCTTGCCAATCCCAAATAGTTCCAGTGTCTCCAGTGTCTCCAGTTGCTCCATTTGCTCCATTTTCTCCAGTTATTCCATTTGCTCCTGCGGAAGTTACTGAAAGATTTGCATGGTCAATCACCAAACTTTTGCTGTTTCCGTCTGTTTTCGCTCTAAGATCAATTTCTGAACCTTCTGAAAAAACGCCCTTTCCTGATATTGCGAACGCTCCGACACTGTTTGCCGTTCCTATATCTCGTCTAATTTCCATTTGGCTCTGCTCTACGCCATCAATGAAAATTCCGAAATAATAAGTTGTTGAAGTTGAACCAGAAAAAGAACCAGAAAAATTAACATTTAATGTTCCGGCTTTATTTATAATTATCTTATTATTTGCATGGTCATTTGTGGTGTTTGCTGATTGTCCATTAACTTCAAATTGAGTAACTTTATACCAAGTACTAACAGTGGTTAAAGTTTGACCACTGGAATTATCATCAACATAAATTTCACCCTCAACAAGGCTTGAACCGAGATTATTTAAAATTCCTATTAAGGCTTCATAAATTTTTCTTAGAGCGTTTACCATTTAGGTTGATTTGTTTAATTCTCCTTTTTCTATGTATAAAAATTCTATCGTTGGATCTTCTGGAATTTCATCATCTGAATTTGGTGTTATTCCTAGTGAAAGTTGAATAAAATCTAGTTGTTTTCCTTTTGGGAATGTGTAAACTTTTTTTATTGCGTCTTTTGTTTCTGATTCTATAACTGGACTACCCCAAGAACTTTCCCTGTCTTCTTTTACCCAAACACTCACTTTTGCAACATCTTCTGCAACTGCTTCTGGTAGTGGTGCGTGTCTGATTGTTAGTTGTTTTGGTATCACTCCATTAATTTCAACTATTGGTAAATCAAGAAAAGTTAATCCTCCTACATTTCCAAAATCTGCAAAGTATACTCTTGATCCTGTTGTTAAAGCTGCTTGTGTTTCAAAATATGGAGTATCTTCGTTTGGTATAATATGAACTACTATAAAATTTGTTCCAAATTCATGGAAATGATACCAAGATAAATCATCCTCAATTATGAAAGTATTCCATTTTTTATCTTCTCCTGATTCTGTTTCTAGTGATAAAAAAGTTTTTCCTGATGTGTACTCATTTAATCGCATGTCTGTATAAACTTTGTCATCTAAATAAATAATTCTACTTACTTTATCAGTTTCTTCATCATAAAGATAAACTGAGACATTTTCATCATTTCTAGTTGCTACTAATATTCTTCCATTGTTTAAATTTGCTTTGAAAATGTCTGCGTAGTCTGCATAAAATGTTCTTACTTCTTGGTATGTTCCGTCTGCATAAAATCTAATTAATGTATGTCTTCCTTCAGTTGTTAAGAATCCATATAGAAATCCACTATTAAAGAAAATATTTGTAAAATAACCTTTTTCTATTCCTTTTGATTCAGTAAATGTACTAAAATTATCTCCGTCTGTTGATTTTATTATTCTTGGATTTAAATTATTTGTAGCTAATGCCATATATAGAGTTTTTCCATCGAATGCTTGTGAGTCTACTATATCATCTTCTTCAGTGATAAAATCTTCGAAATTATTTGTTGTTGTTGGTGTTGCGTATGTTGTATCTGTCCATTTCATGTGATTTGTTAGGTCTGCTCCACCTCCTGGATCTACTTTGTAATAAACATAAAATCTATTGAATGCTGCAAAAGCTCTTTTAAATATATCAATTCCTGATATTGTTTGTCTTAATGTAAATGAGCTTTTAAGTATTGCTGAATATATTTTTAAATCTCCAGTATTTTGAGTTGCAAAAAATATTTGGTTCTGTATTCTATCAGAATTTTGTCTCACTTCGTTTCTGTCAAGGTATTCGTAAGTCAGCGTTCCTGCTATTGAACTAAATGAAAATGTTGGTGCTGGCACAATTTGATTATTTTGATCGAAAAAAACTGTGTTATCTTCGAAATAAGAATTTTTCTTTTCTTTATCGTAGAATTTTTGATTTCTTCCACCATAAAATCTATTAAAATCAAGTTTTTCGTATCTTTTTTTCGCCATTTCTTTTTTTTAATTTATATTTTATGTTTCTTTCTTCTATCGACATTTCATTTACTTTTTTTTCTTTTAAAACTTCTTCTTTAGTTTTTGTTTTAATCATTTCTAAATTCTTTAATTTGCTTAATTTCTGCCTTGATATCTCTTTCCATGTTAAAAATTGCTTTTCTCATTTCATCCGGTCCACTATCCGGTTGATCTTCTCTGCTAGTCATTACTGTTGAAAGTAAAGTAATGTAATAATTTTTTACTGCAATCATGAAAAACAAATCTTCCAACTCATTTAAGTAAAACAAATTTGCTCCCGTTGGATAAATATATTCTAAATCTATATTTAATTTAACTGTTTCTCCTGTGGTGTCAAATGCTTGGAGAAAATAAAGATCATTACTTTTCCATTCCCATCTATTATAACCACCATCAATCAATTTTTGTTTTCTTTCATTGTCTCTTAATTTTTCAACAATCAAATCATCGTTTCCGTCATTTATTGTAACTTCATTAACTCTTTTTAATCCTACTATTCCCGAAGTATCAATTGAAACTGCGTCTGCTGTTGTTGTTAGTGTTTGATCTTCTTCTTCTTTTCTTGAAAACATTGTATTGATTTTTTTCAATGCTAATTCAAGATATGTGGTTGATGTTATTGAAGAATCTGCGATGTATTCTTGGAAAATTCCCAATGCCTCTGCTGCTGTCATTTTTTTGATGATAATTTATTAGACGAGAAACAGAATATCCGCGGTTTCTGTTTCTCTCGTTCAATAAACTATTTTCCTCTTTTCTTTAGTTTTTTCACTTCGTAGAACTCCGGATCTTTTCTGAAATTCTCAATGTGCTTTTCTCCTTTCACTTCTTGTACTTGTCGATCTTTTACAACAAATTTTTCTCCATCTGAGAAAATAATTGCTGTACCAATCGGGCTTTTGTTTTTTCTTGCGAAAAGTGCTACTGATTCCATGGTTTTTTTAAATTAAGTATTAAATTTAACAAAAGGGAGAGTGAGGGGACACTCCCCCCAATTGCTACTGTTTAGGAATAAGTTATTCCATATGCTCGATTAACCGAGGCTGCCGCTTGTTTTTGCTTCATTGTGTAATATCCTACGATGTGTTTTTCCCATTGTTTACCATTTTTATTCACTTCGTAAGCACTGAAAGCTCCAGTTGCTTCTCCACTATTTTGGGTTCCGTAAGTTACTCGATCATAATCAATCAAGAGTAATTCAGAATCTACCATATGTTTATCAACGTGGATCTCAATTTCTTGACCGAGAATGCTCAACTTTTTAACTGTCAATTTACCATGCCAATCCGAAACTGAACTGGTTACAAATGTTGGAAAAAGTTGTTCAACCTCTGCGATTGCAGTTGGGCTTCCATGTAGTCCACCTGGGAAAGCTCCTGCGTCAATCATTGTGGTGATCATTGTATAAATTCCACCTACTGCTAACGCTCCACCAATGTTGGTTGTCAAAGTTGTTCGATTTCGCATTCCCTGCATAGTTGCTCGATCTCCTGTTTTCTCTCTAACTCCATTTAACAATGCGAAGTTAAGTTGTGAAAACAATCTTTTCAATTTCATTCCCAATTGTCTTGACATTTCTGAATCTCTGGTGATTCTTGACCTCATTACTTTTCCTGAAACTTCTGCCGTATCCTCAAAGATTTGAACATAGTTGTAAACCTCTGTCGGTGCTTTGAAACTTGCCGCCATTGGATCTGAACCATCTACTTGAGCATTTCCGATAATGAAAATCTCCAAAGCTGCTTCTCCCTGAACTGTGGCAGTTGTTCCACCCCAACCTCGTTTTTGCAAGCCAATTGTTTGACCTGAAACGTCAATTGTTGTTACTATACAAACTTCTCCACCGAATGGCAACAAAATCACATCTCCAATTTTTAATTTTGTGATTTCTGCTGTAACTACTGGAAGGGCTGTAATATCGTTCACCGTGTCCCAGTCTGTTGCATTCGCTGAAGCGATTGCTGCAAAACTTTCCTCTGGCATTGTATCATCTTGCCACTCGCATTTTTCGTTTTGACATCTAAGGCTATTTACAAGGAAAACGACAAAGGACAAAAGCCCAAGATCCTTATTACTTGCAAACAACACATCAATTTCATCTTGTAAGTCTTCATGCTCTCTAATTGAGCCTGCTATAATTGCTCCCATTTTTTTGTGATTTTAAAGATTAATTCACCACCTTTAAAATCACCACCTTTTTTTACTCAAAGTCTGAACGTTGTTGCTTGAGTTGTCCAACTTTTACTAGCTTTTCATCTGCGTCAATGGTTGTATCTCCTTTGACTCTCTCCATTTCTTCTTCTAAATCTGTTCTGCTGTCAAAAGTTTGTGTGTGTGCCGAAGGAAGATTTTCTGCTGCTTTCTCATTTATTTCTCTTTGTTGTTTTACGATTCTTTCTTTTTCATCATCGGTTTTTCCAAGTAGTGCCTCTGTGACAATATCCGGAAATTTTTCTTTTAACTCTTCTTTTTCTTTTTCAACGTTCATAACTCCAATTGAATCTGACATTTTTGAGATTTCTTCTCCTTGCTTTTTGATTAGCAAATCTCTCTCAGAAAGTTTTTCTTCTTTTTTTTCCTCTTCCATTTCTTTCATCTTTGCTTTCAATTCCTTTTTCTCCTTGTCCCTTTCTGTCAATTTCTTTTGGAGGTTTTTTATGTCTTCTTGATTGCCTTTTGGATTGCCTTTTGGGTCGCCTTTTTTAGGTTCCTCGGGGTCCTTGGGGTCTTTTTCTTTTCCCATTGTTTTTTACTTTAAAAATTAATTAAATCCTGCCTATTGAAAGGGTGGTGAAAAAAAACCAATAGACAGGGTTCAATCAATTTTCTTTTTTCTTTGGTTCTGTTGTTTCTGCTTCATTTACAAACCCTGGTATTTTTGAAAGTTCAACATATTCTTTTTCAATTTCTTTTAATTTCTCTGGCGCATTTTCATTGGCTCTTAATATATCAATTGAATCTGAAAATGAAATTAATCTATTACCTAACATTGCAATTGTGTTGTTGATTTTTTCGCTTTCATCAATAATCATAGCTGATTGATAAAGTGGATTTGTTCTTACTTCCTCAATTCCTTTGTATTTTAGAATCGCTCTGTTTAATTCTCGAAATGCTTTATCCCAGTAAATTCTTTTTTTAGCTATCTTTCCAACTAGTGGAGCAAAATAGTAACTCATTGCTGTTGCAGAAACATTTGATTTGATTTTTCCCAAAACTGCGTCATTGATTCCCATTTTACTCTGCATTCTTTCAGCAATTTTATCTGTATACTGGAAGTTGTCGTTTGCTTCTGGGATTGTTAAATATTTTGCGTCATCTCCTTGCTTGAAATTTATTGCACTATTGTTTTTCCTTTCAATTTTAACATCGCTATCATCTGAAAATGTTGCTAAAACTGGATCTGTATTGTCAAAAATTCTTTTTCCTAAGTCTGAAGTTCTAAAATTATATTCTTTATCCAAAGTTTCTAATTGTTTTACATCACTTCTTCCTTCATGTTTATTTGGCATTGGTTCATTTGGAATCCAAGAGGCCGGAATAAATCCATGTTCGTTTTTAGTGACTTTTGCTTCTTCATTATTTATTGCGACAATTTGTTGTGTTTCGTCCCAATATGTAACTCTTTTTATTTTCTTGAATTTATCTGTATGCACTCCCATTTGTGCCATAATCTTATTCAACGTATTTGCAAGCCAATTGTTTTTTTTGTCTTTGCTTGCCTCTATTACACTTATTTCATCAATGAAAGCAAATTGAGTCATTTTTTGACCATCCCAATTGTGGAAACATTTATTTGGATCTAGTGAGTGAATCACTGCTTCTTTTGTTGTTGGTGATTGTGGGTAGTATAAAACTCCGTTACCCCCGTAGAAAAAATTGACTATCTGCTCAGTTAGTTTTATTTCTATTTCATTTTTTGCATAGTTCTCTAATATTTCTCTCTCAACCTTTTCTTTTAACTCTTGTTTTTCTTCAAAAGCTTTTACTCCAATTTCTAAGACTCCAGTGTTTTGATTAACTGGCATAATATTTGACTCATAAACTGAAATATAATCTTTGGACTGATTGAACGACAAAACCGGGCCATCATTATTTGGCTTTTCTTCTTCTGTCCATTGTTCTCCCTCAAGAGCAAACTTCATGTATTTGCGTGCTTTGGTTTCTCTTTCGCTTCTTGTTTGTTCTCCCTTTTTTATTAAGTTTTCCACTGTTCTTATTGCTGCTTCTGTTTTTGTATCTGCCATTGTTTTTGATGAATTTTTATTGTCTTGGAGTTTAGCTTGT